TGGTGGAACGGGAGGCTCTGGAGGCGTTGGAGGCGGAGGATCAGAAATTCCTACTTTTACATTAATTTCATTTGGAGTAAAATTAATAAATTTTTGAGCATTTTGTTGTATTATTTTATTTCTTACATTTGAATTACCACAAGCAGCACACGGCAAGCAATCTCCTTTTGGAAAAATAAAAGGAACAGATGAATACAATGGTGAAATGGGATCATCTTTAAAAGGAGCAATATATCGAAATGGGAAATTTGTTATCTGCTTTGATGCTGTTGTAATTGATGGCATATTAACAAGGATTTTGAGATATGTATTGCTGCGCTGCTTGTCTTGCTGCATTTTCAGCAAGTATTAAAGCTTGTTGTTTTGCATCAATTTGTGAAATATTAGATAGATAACTTGCAGATGCAGTGGCGGCAACTGATTTTTCTGAATTTGCAGTGCATTGAATTGATATTGTTTTATATTCTTTTGCCCACCATGACTTTTGAGACGTGTCAAATTGCTCGTATTGGTTGGAAAGTAAATCAATAGATATACTTGTTCCATCTTGAGCAGTAACACATGATTTTGTTTCTGGAGACTGAGGTATTCCTGCGCTTTTCTCGCTCCATGGATCAAGGAATATACGCAATGACTCAACTCCCATTTCTCCACACCATTCTATTAAAACAGAGAATGCCTTATCAATATCATTTGTTAATTTAGATTCACAAGTAATTGAAGATTGTCTTCGTTGTGAGCTTTCAGTTATAAGCCTTCTATATTGAGTATTCAGAAATCCAAGGTTTTTAATTTCATCAGAAAATTCACTATTAATCCATTGGTAATTTTCAGTTACTGCAAGCAATCGTGTATCAAGTATATTTTGATAAAAACCTTTTGATCCACGATACGAAACTCTAACATCAACTGTTCCTCCAATTTCACAAGCTTCTATTTCTGAGTATGCAAATTGTTTATAATCAAGAGAGTCACCTAAAAGACCAGTTTCCATCTGACAATAAATTCTATTTACTTTTTCTATTGCGTTTCCATCTTTATCAATGTCAAAATACTCATCGTATCTATTTTCTGTAAAACACTCCCAAAGGTGATTATAAGAACCATCATTTGTTGCAGCATAATCAACAGAAAAATGAAAACAACGAGGTGTCCCGTCAATTACTCCAGAAATCCATTCAACAGGTCTTGTTCCTGTCCATATGCCACACCAAGCAGGAAACTTTTGCTGTGACCATTCTGATGCAGGGGCATAATCAAGAACCATTGTTGCAGAATTACATGGCTCAAGATATGGAACTGAATACATCAAATAATTCTCAAATGTCATTGCACATATTTTAGATGTATCTCCAGACAAGTATGCCTTTACTCTTGCCATTTCAACATCACGATATAGTGATTGAGAGGTAATATATGCTGACGCTGCAATGTCAGAACTAATTAATCCACTTTGAGAATACCACCAAATTTGTCCCGCTTGAAATGAAATTGATTTTCCTGCAACGCACCCAATTGTTGGGTAAAGTGTAGTTTGAAAATTTGGAGTTGTAATCCACAGTGTCCGATCATAAATTCCACTTGAAAGGGAATAAGTAGCACGATCTGTAAACACAATCAACTTTGTTTCGTTGTTTTGACCAATGTAATTAGTCATGCCAGTTACAACGCGAGCAAATGCAAAATCACCTCTTCCTGTGCCTGTTTTGCGTTCAGTAAATGATATTGGGTCGCCAATATCAGATGCAAGAACTATATTTTTTGATGCAACCCAAAGTCTATTTCCGCTAAATGCCATCCAATATCCAATAGGAATTGAATTTGTTTGAACTCCAGTTGTATTTGATCCATCCCAGTAAACAGGACTTGAAATTCCATCTTGGATTACAACAATTCGATGAGATGGAGTTACTGTTACATCACCACCAGTAGAAACTTGAGCTGTTTGAGTGGCAAGAGTAAAAACAAATTGATCAACAGATGTATCAAGACTAACATTTTTAAGTCTATAATCCTCCCAATTTTTAGGTTGTTGTAATGGGAATGGCGAATAATAAACATTTCCATTAACTGCAAATACAACATAAGGCAATTCATCAGCTACAACACTTGTCCCGTCTGGATTAAAAATTTCAGCAGGGGTTATTTTTGTTACCCCATTTTGAACTATTGAATCAGATGCGCTTGATTGTTTGTTTGATGAAAAAAGTATTCCTCCTTGAAAATTTCCGGGTGGAAGAGATAAACGCATTGAATTTCCGGGTCTTGTTTGAACAACTCCACCACGAACAGCAACATTTACACCCCATTTTATTTGATTGTCTGGCAATGCCCATGGATTTCGGACAGAATTAACACCAAGCATCCATCCAGATGCAGTTTTTGACTCTCTGCCAGAAGTTATCTGTGCGCTTTTCATTAAAACATTACTGGATCAGTTGTGTCGCCATAAGTGATAGCATTTATTTGTGGCACAACCATTGCATGACCATCAATGCTCTCTTGCTGGTTTTTTAAGTAAGCAAAAGCGATCTGCCAGTATCGACCAGATTGGTCAGCAAAGTCTTTATCTTCCAAGTCGCAAGCATGAACGGCAGTAATTATTGCTCGCTCTTGTTCCAATGGAATAAAGTCATAAATACTGGTGATGCTTGGCGTTTGTATACGATAAGAAATTCTTGCCCATGCACAAGGCTTTCCAATGCGAATCCTGCGGTATTGAGGATTTACTTCAGAAGGATGATATTGACCAATCAACGTCATATCATTGCTGCGTCCGTAATCGTAAGCATAAAGCGAAACATAACCTTCTGTGATTGGCTTATCAACTTGAACAACTGACTTTACAAATACTGGCAATGTTACAGAGTCCACGAAGAATGTTGAATCAACTATTTCTCCAGTTGTTGTGTATTCTTTTCGTCCAGTTATTGATGAAATATTTGTTGCGTTAGATTTTTTATCATAAAGCTCAAATGAATTATTATCAACCCTGCGAGCATAATATGTAATTCCAGAAACTAATCCAGTCGGCAATACATCACCTTCTTTTGGATTTGGAACAACACTATCTCCATTATTAAATTGAGATTTATCGGCATCAATACTTGTTGATGGTAATACAGAAAAAATACGAACAATATCTAATTTTAATTGTCCGCTTCCCGGAGTTGTTAGAACTTGCAATACTCCATTAAGATATACTTTAAATGAATTTCCTGACAATTTTATTGTGTAATTAGTATTTGCAACAAGCGGTGATGGAAGTGTTTGAGTTGTAGAAAATGTAACAATTTCATTTTCATTTAAATATTCTATTTCACTTGGAGTAATTAGATTTCCATAAGGAATAGATTTAAATTGTTTTCTTAAAGCATAATATGTTTGACCTGATCCAAATGATATAACGCTTAAAAGTCCAACTGATGTTCCGATAATTGCATTTGCAGAAGTATCATAAATTTTAGCAGTAGTATTATTTATTTTATTTATATATCGTGCAGTAACTCCATTATCTATTGATGGACTTGTAGTTGGAAGCAAATAATCCGTTCCAAAATATATTTGTTGTCCACTTGAAAGATTTGTAAAATCTCCAGTCCAATTATTGTTAAATGTAACGCTAAATGATCTTGAAAGTGAAACGTAAACAGTTCCAGTTCCAGAAGAAGTTATATTAACATCACTAAAATCTGTATTTTTAACAGTAAAATTTCCAGAACCAGTGTCTAGTGGTATTTCTGCTCTATAAGCATTTCCTGCAACAAGAGGAGATGGCAATGTGCCTGTTGATGTAAATGAAATAAATACTCCAGTAGATGGTTCTATGGTAACTGTTGGAGTTGATGTATATCCTGTTCCATTTGTGATTGAAATAACTTCAGTTACTTCTCCAGAATACGCTTGAATTGTTCCGGTTGCATCAAATGTTGTTGCTGGACTTACATTAAATGTAAACTTATCAAGAGCTGGAGTAGAAATAATTGTTCTTGCTCCATTATATGATCCAGCATTTGATCCATTTGCGCCAGAAATAACTATAGTTTGATTTGTAGAGTATCCATGATTTGTTGCAGTAGTAACAGTAGCAACTCCAGAAGCCACTGTGATACTTTGAACATTTAAAATTGAACTATTTATTTTTGCAATAGCTGTTGCGCCTGTTCCATTCCCACCAGATATTTTAACTTGTGGCGGCTCAGTATATCCGTAACCACCATTAACTTTTGTATATCCAGAAATAAATGATGTTTGAACTTTTGCTGTTGCAACTGCAACGGTTGTAGGATTAGGACTTCCTCCACCAGTAAATGTAATAGATGGGGCGGGAGAATTTAAATATCCAAGGCCACCGCTTATTATAACAATTTGCGTCACAGACCCACCAACAACAATTGCTTGTCCAATTGCAGTTTGTGTTACTATAGTGCTTCCGGATGGTTGAGATGGAGGCGCGGAAAATTCAACTGTTGGAGCCGATGTATATCCAGAGCCACCATTTGTAATAGTAACAGAAACAACTGATCCAACTGGAACTGCTGTAAACTGCGCTGAAAACCCATCAGGAACTGCAATATTTAAACCGGGAGCAGTTATTTGAGATTTTGTTCCAGTAGTAATAGTTGCAGGAATTAATTTAACAATAGAATTTGTTCCGCTGCCCGAATCTTTAAGAATAATTGGATTTACAAGATTTACTGGGTCAGATGCTAGCGAGTCAGCTTGATTTGTATGAAGTGAAACTGTGTAGTCAGTTATAATATTTACAAAATAATTTTGATTTTCAATTAATGGTTGAGGCAAATTTCCGCTTGCAGTATACGCTTGAACTTGATCTCCATCTTTATAGTAATGCTTTACTGGAAAGGTTAATGTTGTTTGCGGATCAATTTTTTTACGAATATCAACATTCAACAAATCAGTATTGCCAGTTGTATAAATTGGATTTATATTCTTCTTTGCATTATCTAAACTTTCAAATATATTTAAATAAACTAAATCAATTAAATTTGCGTAATATGTTGTTTGAGATTTTAAAGGAGACGGCAATAATTGCGAAGATGGAAATGTGATTTGATTAGCAATATCAAGAGTAAAAGCTGGGGCCTCTGACAATTGTAATGCAGTTACAACTTGAGCATTTCTGCTGTCTTTAAATTGAAGATTCCCTGCTCCAACGATACTTTGAAGATTAATTGGATACTGCAACGCTTGAGCATTGAGAGGATCATTGAATAGTTGAACAGTAAATGCGTCAATTACTCCAATGTAGTATGTCTGACCATTCTCCAATGCCACTGGAATTGCTCCAGAAGTCGCTGTAACGCTCATCCCCTGACCAGATGATAATCCATGTGCGGACGATGATTTAAACAAGTTTATTGGCGTTATAGCAACACTGCGGGTTTTTACTGTTGCGTCATCTGGAGCAATCGTTCCATATCCAAAATCACTTTGAGAATGAATTGGAACAAGAAGACCATCTACCCCAGTTCCATTTTGAAGTTGCGAACGAATTGTTCGGTTATTTTCGTCAGTTCCAAGAACACGAATTGTTTTGCCAACATCATTTTCTAATTCAGCAACAGCAATAAGCTGAGAAGGCTGAATAATGTCCATTAGTGTTGCAACATATCCTCTATCGTCCCATGCCCACTCGACGGAATTAAACATCCCGCCTTTGTTTACATGATATTGAAAAAGACGATTGCGAAAATATGTTGGACTGCCATCAATGTTGACAGCAAGTGGAACGTCAATATTACGAGGAAGCGTAATGGAACAACGATCCCACCCAGTGCATACGTCTACATCAGCAACTGAGTGAGTCCAGTGACCAGACTCCATCAGCGTTGCTACTGCTTGCTGAATTTTACGAAAAATCTTTTTTTCGTCGGTAGTTCCTAGAATCTCAGCGCATTCATCGTAAATCTGCGATACAAACATGGGGCGACATTATCGCAACGAACCTTCTTGCGCAAGAGATTTAAGAAACTCTTCATCTGAAGCACTTGTTGGCGCTTCTTGAGTCATTGCCCCGCCACTAGCAGAGCCACTTTTTTGAGCTTCAACATCAGACTTTAGAGCTTGAAGGCCAGATTGGAGCTGACTAACAAGCATATAAATAGAATCAAACGCATCAGATGGCATTTGAACCATAACCTGCCCATCAGTAGGAGCAGTCATATCTTGAGTTGGTGCTGCCATTTCCCCCGGCATAGCTTCTGGTGTTGGTGTTGGAGCCTCAGTTGGAGGCATTGTTTTATCAGCCATAAAATTTAATCTTTGTCTTTTTCTTCAGTTTTAGTTTCTTCAGCAGCTTTCAATCCTGTTTCGATAGCATCTTCATCATCTTCTTCCATTTTTCCTTCTGGCATTTCTTCGCAGCATTCTGGCTTAATTCCGCAAATACATAACTCAACAGAATGACTCTTTTCAGTTTTACCATTGCGAGTGATGTCTTCCGTGCGTTCCATTACTTTTTTGTAATGAATAACTGCCATTCCTTCTTTTCCAAGCTTTTCAAGTCCTTTTACATTTGAAAAATAAAGAGAAGGATAATGATATTCATTTTCATTCATTTCCATTTCCATTTTTGGCTTTTCAGATTTCATTTCTTCACCAAGATCAATGAAATCTGATTTGAGTTTAGTTTTTTCGTTTGTATATGACATTTTATTTTGATTCTAATTCTTCTACTTTTGCAGACAATTCTTGGACGGCCTTAATGAGAGGGGCAATAAATTCAATGTAGCCAACACTCATTGCTTGCTCCCAGCCTTTAATTGAATGATCTTGAAACCCACCAAAGTCAATTCCTGTTTCATCAATAACTTTTTTTACTTGTTGCGCTAATACGCCATGATGGAATCTAACCCTTTTTTTACTTCCATCTTTTACAATATTAGAAAGTTTAACGGATTCTCTCCAGTCATCCATTTTTTTATTGTATTCATTTTTATCTTTTTCAAATTTTTCTAAATCCTTAAGATATTGTTTATATTCATTATTGTATTTTTCAATATCTTCTTGATTGCTTGAATACTGAGTTGGTTCAATTGGATTATTGGGATATTTAATATCTGGCATTGGTTGCCTGTAATCTTCACGATAATCCCACTTATAATCAACTGGTCGAATTTTTTTAATAAAATCTAGTCCTAAAACAGTGTCTCGGATGTCCGATTTGTCTCTTTCATCAGACCAAGAACCAACCTGTGAAACAACGGCAGTAACATTGGCATCACCAATTCTAACTTGATTGCTTGCAGTTGGTTGAGCATTGTATCCAAGAGATGTTGTATTTGTTGGATTAATAACAGTATTTGCTGCAAGATACCCAAGAGCAGTATTATTTGATCCTATATTAAAATTTTGCAACGCAAAATCTCCAATGGCCGTATTCCCACTTTGCGTTTGATTATTTAATAAAGAAAACTTTCCAACACCAACATTAGAATTTCCAGAAATATTATTATATTGCGCTCCATATCCTAGAGCAGTATTTGATGTTCCTGTTGTATTTTTATTTAAAGCAAAATTTCCAAAACCATTATTTTGTGATCCTGTTATATTTGAGTATAATGATTCAGCCCCAAAAGCATTATTTTCACTGCTAATTGTTGAAGACCTTAATGCAAGTGATCCAAAAGCACAATTTATTGCGCCAGTCGTATTATTAAACAATGATTGATTCCCAGCGGATGTATTACCAAATCCTGTTGTATTTGAAAATAAAGATTGATAGCCAATTGCTGCATGAGAATAACCAGTTGTATTATTATTTAAACATTGAGTCCCTACAGCAACATTTGCAGAAGCTGAAGTATTTTTATTTAATGATTGCGCTCCAAGTGCAACATTTAAACTGCCAGAAACATTTCCGCTCAACGCTTCAAGTCCAACAGCAACATTTGCGCTTCCTTGCGTGCTATTAAACATTGCGCCATGCCCAATGCTTGTGTTTTGAACTCCTGTTGTATTTTTAGGAAGAGATACATTTCCTACAGCAACATTAGTTCCACCTGTTGTATTTAAATACATTGCTTGAACACCAATTGCAACATTGTCTGATCCAGATGAATTAGATGCAAGCGCAGATGCACCAACAGAAACATTGGTTGAAACACTTCCGCCGCCTCTTGAAATAGAAATAAGATTTACAGACGAAGCATTTATATTTCCAGAAGCATCACGAAGCGCAATAGTATTTGCGGTATTGTTGCTTGTTGCAGTTGTTCTAGAATTTGACAATGTTCCAGATGTAATATTGGAAGCATTAGTTGTATCAATTAGAGCCGAAGCTGCAAGCCCAGTAATTACATTTTGAGTAGCTTTAGTTAGAGGCATAATAGTAAATTAAATTGATTTAGATTCAAGAATATTTATTTTATTCTCTAATTCTTTATTTTTTTGTGATAACTCTTGAATTGCTTTAATCATTGGCCCAATAAATTCAATATAACCAACAGTCATCGCTTCCTCCCAACCTTTAATCGAATGGTCTTGAAAACCACCAAAATCAATTCCTGTTTGTTGAATTACTTGTTGAACTTCTTGAGCAAGAACGCCATGATGATAGCGAATTCTTTTTTTGCTGCCATCTTTTACAATTTTTGAAAGTTTATTGTCTTCAATATATTTTTTAATAGCTTCATCAAACAATTCTTGAGTTTCAAAATCATTTCTATTTGGTGATTCTGGCTTATAATCCTCACGATAATCCCACTTATAGTCAACTGCACGAATTTTATTTATAAAATCAAGCCCAAGAATTGTATCTCTAATATCTGCTTTGTCTCGTTGATCAGACCAAGAACCTACTTGAGATACAACAGTAGTAACACTTGTGTCTCCAAGTCTTACTGAGTTGCTTACAGTTGATGTTGTATTAGCTCCAACATATGTTACATTTGATCCATTTAAGACAAGTGCTCCAGCCCTATGTCCTATTCCTGTATTATTAGACCCTGCATTATTTAAGTTTAATGCTTGGTATCCAATCCCAGTATTGTTTGATGTTGTTTGATTTGAATATCCAGCAGAATCTCCAATATAAACATTATTATTTCCTGTGGTATTTTGATTGCCACAAAGAACGCCAATTCCAAGATTACTTATTCCAGTTGTATTATTATACAATGCTTGTGCGCCAACACCACAATTCCTATCTCCTGTTGTATTTTCGTGAAGAACAGTATCTCCTAT